ACCAAGAGATGTTTACAACTCGTTCTATGTATGACCCATTTGAGGACATAATTAAGCTAAATTTACACGCTACTTACGGTGTAGGTGTATTTGATGTATCATCTTGGTTAGTAGCAAACTAATCATATAAACTATTAGCTAAATAATAATAAGAAATATGAGCTGCTATATTGAAAATGGATTCTCCTTGGACTGTAGAAACGCATCCACTGGGGGCATTAAAGAAATGTATATTCTTGGAGCATCAGGAAATACAATTTCAGGTTGGACATCAAATGCTAACGACCAAATCACATCAATATCGGGCTCAGGCGTATTCTACAAATTTGAATTGGTTAAACAGAGTTCTTCATTCAGTGAAGCGATTTCTGTAAACACAACCAGTCAATCTGTAACGTTTGAACCGACATTAACTATAAATCTTCCGAAGATGAACACTACATTGAGAAACTTATTCCAAAACTTGGTAAGTCAACAAAACGTGTTCGCTATCGTGAAGGACAACAACAATCGTTGGTGGAGTTTTGCGTTCACTAACGGAGGTCTTGTAACAGCGGGAACGTTGCAAACAGGACAATTGTATAACGATTTGAACGGCGTTTCAGCGTTAACAATTTTGGGAGGTGAACCAAACGCAACACAGGAAATCGTTGTTCCAAACGATAACCTTGCAGGTATCTTAACAGGTATTACTGTATCACAATAATTAAAAAAACAAAAGGGGAGTTTCCACGTGGAACTCCCTTTTATAGCCAAGAAAAAAATACAAACACAATGGAGTGGAACGGAAGAAAAATAAGACCTGTTGGTAACGTAATTAAATCAAAAGAATTTGATTTTCAAGATGCATTAAAACCTTTGGGTGAAAAAAGAAATAATGGTTTTGTATGGGTTCCTGGTGGTCAATTCGGTAGTGTTAGACAAACATCTTCAACACCAGTAACACCGACTCCGACTCCGAGTGTTACCCCAACATCAACGTTGACCCCTACTCCGAGTGTAACCCCTACGTTAACAAACACTCCAACAAATACAGGGACACCAACTCAGACCCCAACAACATCTGTTACCCCAACAAATACAACAACACAGACAGGCACTCCTACTCCAACGCCAACCCGTCCTCCTGTTGATGCGAGTGCGACAGCTTACTTAAATGCTGTAATCGCTAATGGTGGAACATTAAACTCTACTTTATCAGCAGCAACACAAAACTTATTTTATAGCCTTAAACAAACAACAATATACAATAAGTTATATGCTATGTATCCTATTTTAGGTGGGGTCGCTGATTCTCATAAATTAAATGCATTAAATCCTGTTGATACAAACGCAGCGTATAGAATAACATACACAGGAACTATAACACATAGTGTGAGTGGTATGACTGGTAATGCGGTAAATGGATATGGAAATACTAACTTTAACACACCTGGATATACTTACAAAAATAATTTTTCTTTTGGTGTTTATGTAAATAGTAGTGGTTCAACATCTGGCGTAATTATAGGACAAAGTTTAGGTCAAGCCCAATATTATATGGCTATTGGAACACCAAATATGACTTTGACTGTTGATAATCCAAATTATTTAGGGAATAAAACTTTTCCACTTACAGGAACTACAGAAGGATTTTTCGCTGGTAGTAAAACAGGAACAACAAATACTATCTGTCATCAAAACGGGTTGTTTTCTATAAACACACAATCATCAGTTGAAAGTTTTGGAAACGCAGTCCCTATGTTATTGTTTGCTGTGAGTGAGGGTGGTGGAGCACCAGTAGGTAATTACTCTAATAGTAGATTGGCGTTCGCATATTTGAGTAGTGGTTTAACAACAACAGAATTATCCACATTTAGAAATATAGTCCAAACCTTCCAAACAAGTTGTGGTAGAAATGTATAATATTGGTGGAATAGCATTTAACGAATATTACATAAAGAGTGTTGAATTGGAATTAGATAGTTGTGATTTAACATTAAAGGTGATATTCCACAAAGATAAAAAAAGAATTGAAAGAGAAAAACACTACAGAATAAAAACAGATTGTAATGTTAATATAAATGAATTGATTAGAAACTTGGGTAATATATTAAAAAATGAGTAAGGTATTTTTAAGAAAACAATTTAGTAATTATCTTGGTGAACAACGAGCATTAGATGATATTATTGTAAGATTTATCCCTGATGGTGGAGTTACACCAACACCTACTCCTGTTCCGGTGACCCCTACTCCAACGCCGACCCCGTCAATTACTCCAAGTATCACACCTTCAGTTACTCCAACAAGGACTTTAACGCCTACTCCTACAAAGACAAGCACACCAACACCTACAAGGACACCTGCTCCTGCTTGTGATATTACATATACAGAATTACCATCACCAACTCCAAGTCCTACCCCTACTATCACCCCAACGGCAAGTCCAGCACCACCATATAATATTGGTAATAGATTAGCATTGGACGCAGCATCTTATCCTGGTTCTGGTAATTGGAACGATATATCTGGTAATGGTAATGTTATTAGTTTATTAAATAGTCCAACATATTCATCATCAAATGGTGGATACTTCACATTTAACGGAATAAACCAATATGGAACAGCACCTAATAGTAGTTCTTTAAGTATTACAGGAACAAACTTTACTTGTGAATATTGGGTTAAAGCCAACACTATTGGTGATTATATTATAGTTGCAAAAGCACCATATACTGGTGGTCCAGGAAACCAAAACGGAAACTATATGTTATGGTATAGTGATAATTATGAACTATTCTTTACAACAGCAGACCCATCTGTAACACAAACGAACGCAAGAGTGGCTACATTTACTATGAATACAAACTGGCATCAAGTAGTTTATCAATATAGTGCAGGAACTGGAACCTTCTATATGGACGGAACTTTAATGACTACTACAGGTGCTGATGGATATGACTTATTCCCAACAACAGAACCATTACAAATTGGTAGAAGATTAGATGGATTTGGTTATTTAGATGGTAATTTAAGTATTATCAACATAAGTGATTATGCATTAACACCAGCACAGATTACTCAAAACTGGAATTATTACAGAACAAGATACGGAATATAAGATATGGCAACACAGATACAATTACAATCCACAAACTATAACGGACAAATAGCCGATATTACCTTCTATCCTTGTAGTGGGGGAACTATTAGTTTGGGTAATCAAACAATACCATATATTTACACAAATGATAATTATGAGGGAACTTATGATTTGTATTTTTCAGCGTTTAATCAAACTTGTCAATTAGTTATTACTTGTCTTACTCCGACACCAACGACCACTACAACCCCTACGGTGACTCCAACCATCACCCCTACAAATACAAGCACTCCAACCATCACTCCAACAAATAATCCATTATGTCCCGAACAAGTTATAGTAATAGATAATGACCCGTTTGGTTTTAACTATAATGGAACTTATGATAGGTTATATTCATATACTGGTGGAACATTTATAGGTGGAACATTTGTAGGTAATGTATTTACACCCGGACCTTATCTTGGTAATCTATATGCTATTTATGGTCGTTTTGACGGAACACATTATTACACTTTAATCTATAACACATTTAACCCATCGTATCTTGTTTATGTGAGTAATACCAATTATATTGTTAGTAATACTACATTTATAGGAGCAACATTTTCAACAAATCAAACAATAACAGATGGTTCGGTGTTATATCCAAAAGCAGGTTTTAGAACACCACCAGCAGTAAGTTTGGAGTATCCTATAAGTTGTCCTACTCCAACGCCAACGATTACCCCAACAAATACACCAGGTGTAAGTCCTACACCGACTTTAACAACAACACCAACTAATACCCCAACATTAACTCAAACACCAACACCAAGTCCTGGTCCATCATTTGACCCTGATGCCACAACATATATTAACGCAGTTATTGCTGCTGGTGGAACATTAACGGCACCACAACAAACAGCAATTAACACTTTCTATGTTGGATTAAAAACTGATGGAATATATAATAAGTTTTATTACTTACATTTATTCTTTGGTGGAACTGCTGGGTCAAATGGAATTAATGCTAAAACACCTGGAACATATAATTTATCTTTCCAAGGCACTTGGACACACTCCGTTTCTGGTTCAACTACAACACAGAATAACGCAAACTATGCTGAAAGTGGATTTGTAGTTTCATCTTCATCACCATCTACAACTGAAACTGACTTTAGTTTTGGTTATATGTTGAGTAATAGAAACCTTCCATTAACCTCTTATCAATATATGGGTATAGGAACTAATACATCAAATTATATGATTTTAGGACACGATTGGATACAAGCAGACGGAATTACCAATTTTTGGTCTACATTAGGAGGAAACAATTTATTACCAGCAACAGGAAAAAGTGGTGTTTGGAATAGTGTTAGCCGTTCAGGTTCTACCGCTTGGTATGTTGCGGCATTATTTAATGGAACATCAATTTCATCTGGTTTAACAAAATCAGCAGTCCAAACATCAACATTTACACCATCAGCAACACCTTATGACTTAAACTTGTTTAGAGTAAATGGATTAAATGATTTTACTATTGGAGGTAATGCTTTATTGAATTACGCATCAACTTATTTATCACCGACAGAAATTGATAGTTTCGCACAAAGAGCGAATACATTACAAGTAGCATTCACAAGAAATATATTTACATAAAAAATAACAAAAAATGGTATATCTTAATCAGGGAGTATTAAATCAAGCAGCGGTCGTAGCATCAAGAAATAAGTCATTATCAAATCCGACTTACCTATGGTCTATGCAACACAAATTGAGTGGTCGTCAATGGAGGTTCATTCCTTATCGTATTATTCCCCTGACTGATTATACACCAGGTTATGACCTGTTTTGTCTTACAGTGACAGATAGTCAACCTGAACATTTAACAGGGAATACATCGTGTGGTTTATGTGTTGTAGACCTATACCCTGGTGAGTATTACTTGAAAATTTACGAACAAGTAAGTTCCACAAATCTAAACCCTATGTTATCCCACGATGTGGTTAATGAAACAATAGTAAACGTTGTAGGAACAAATCAGAATGAACCCGTTACTTATGAGTCGGGTGATGATATATTTATCATATACAACGTTGATAATACACCTTAATTATGATTAAATTAGATACACTACAATTTGGAAACATTGATACCTCAACACGATTCCTTGAAAAAATAAACAGGGGAGATTTCTTTGTTCGTTGGGGGATTGATAATATGGAGATTGAACGATGGTTGGACTATGTGGATTTTTCACCTATCCATAAAGCTTGTATTTCTTCAAAGGTAGATAACCTCGCAGGTAGAGGATTCACAAACGATTATCAAATTAACTCCAAGGAAAGTATTAACGATGTTGTTAAACAGATGTTTTGGGAGTTTTTGGTTAGTGGTAATTTGTTCCTTGAGATTTTATGGAAGAACGACAGAAAAGATGGCATCGCAGGTTTCCACATTATCCCTTCAAAGTATATGAGAGCGGGAGCACCTGAACAAGGTGAGATTCGTTCAAACAAATGGTTGTATTGTGAAGATTGGGCTAACTACAGATTGAAGAATGTGGGGGTAATTGAATTTCACGAATTTGACCCCAAAAATTTTGAGTCACGTCAGATTGTTCACATTCGTCAATATCAACCTGGTTATAGATTTTATGGTGTTCCAACTTATTTAAGTTCAATGTTGGATATTAGATTATCACACGCTATTTCCGCATTTAATCTTAGCAACATTATGAACGGTGCATCGCCATCTATGTTCGTTCATTTTCCTATGGATGCACCTGATTCACAAAATGAACAGGAAGAGATTTTACGTAGATTAGAGGAACGTTACCGCGGAGCGCACAATGCGGGTAGAATTATCGTTAGCTATGGAGAAACAGCCCCAAAGATTGAACAGATTACCCCAACAATGCAGACAGGTGGTTACGCAGAGATATTTGGATTGGTTCGTGAAAACATTTTATCAGGGCATCAAATTGTTGACCCAAGTTTAATCGGTCTT